TCGAGTTGTAGCGCTTGTCGCCCTTGTTCTGCCCGGTGAGCAGAAAGCGACCCGTGCGGGGCATCAGGTATTGGCTGATCTCGCGCCACTGCGTCATCCACGAGGAGCGCTCAGTGAAAAGCGCACCCCGCCGGATGAGGTATTGCTGAAAGATGGTGAGCGGTTCGCCCATTACGATCCGAGCAGCAGGCTCTTACCGAGCGCGCCCCTGCCGGCTGCGCCCTTGGTGAGATCGGTAGCCGCGGGGCTGTCCACGCCAAAGAGCAGCGAGTTCTTCTTCGCCAGTGCCGCGATGTCAGGCGAGGCAGCCGGTTGCGACGGCGCGGCCGGCGGTGCGCCGGTGCCCGGTGCGCGCGGTGAGGAGAGCAATGCGGCAGCCCCGGAAAGCAAAGAGGTCGCCGCGTTGCCGATCACGGCTGCCTTGAAGACCTGCTCCATCGCGGTCGGCGCTGCGGGTGCCGCTGGTGCTGCAGCGGGGGCGGCAGAGGGCGCGGCTGCCCCGTTAGGCGCAGTGCCGATCGCGGTGGCGGCGCCCGCACCGGCAGCGGCATTGCCGGCCGCGATGCCCTCGGCGCTTGTTGCATTCGCCATTGCCGCCTCGGCGCCGGTCCAAGCGCTTGCCGTTTCGGCCGATGCTGCGGCTGAGCTGGCCGCTACGTCGCTCGCGGTCTTCGCACCGGCATCTGCGGCTACCGCTTCGCCGACAGGCGCTTCAGCTCCCGTGCACATCTGCGCACTCCTTGACGGTGTTGACGCCAATAACGCGATAGCCAAGATGCTCATACAGGCGAGTCGTAGTCTCAACATTCACCCCGGTGGACTGCCCGAGAAAGAACTTGCGGATGCCGCGCTCCTTGCCCCATCGCTCGAAGTCCGCAACGAGCAGAAGCGCAGCGCGCGAACCGCGATGGTCACGGGTGACAAACCACGCCATGTCCCGAGCCGCTTTCTCCTGCGTGAAGTACACCGTGCTGACCACGCCGAAGAACCCGCCGAGCACTTCCTCGCCGCGAACGGCAAGCCGGAAATACACGGTATCGGGCATCGAGTGCGAGGCTTCGAGCTGCGCGATGAGCTTCGCTTCATCGAGCGGCATGTCGTTGTGGCTTGCGCTCTCGGCGTGCATCTGGCGGGCGAGCGCAACCACCTGCTCGCGGTAGCGAGCCTCATACCCGACCACCGAGATGCGCCCGGCATCATTCACATCGCGATCCCTCGCTAAGCGGTTTGTTCCATGTAAGCGTAGGGATCGTATTCGCGGGCCTGGCTACCAGTAGCCCCCTGCCCGATGCCCTCTAAGCGCTTGGCGTGCACCGGATGGGCAAAGGTGAGCATGAGGGCGTCAAAGCGGCCAGGGGAAGGCAGGCCGCGCGCCTTCATGTCCTTCTTCGATTCGAGCTGGATCTTGCCGTCCAGGCGCGGCACAGTCTCAGGGCCGATCAGGTCGTTGTAGAGCACCTGATCCTTGGGGATTGCCCCGCCCGACTTGAGCCAATCGCGGGTGAGCTTCGCCATCTCGGCGCGCTTGTTCAGGCACCCCGCATCGTTTGACGCCTCGCTGAACCAGACGAGAATCCAGTTGCGCCCCAAGGTCTGCCCGATGCTCACGACGCCGGTGCCGTAGCCGCCGTCGATGAACACCGCATCGGCGTGCAGCTCGTCCTCGTAGCGGGCGAGCTTGTTCGCGATTGCCACGTCGTTGTCGTTCTTCGCGAAGTGCTCAAGCACCTCGAACTTCAAGCCCTGGCGCAGCCCGATCACGCCCTCGTCGTCGCCTTCCCACGCGTTGTCCAGCGTCAGGATCTTCGGGGCGAAGTTGTATTGCTCCTCGCGCAGATGGCGCCCGTAGGCCGCATCGACATCGGCTGACGAGATGAACTGCTTCACCGATTGCGAAGGGAATAGCCCGCGAATGCGCACCTTCACGAAGTCGGAATCCAGACCGTAGTCCTTGATTTGCTCCTCGATGTTGGTCTTGTTCGTGATCTGCACTTCGCGGCTGTCAACGTGGCGTGTGCCCCACCGATGCCTCATGCCGTGAAAGCAGCCCTTGAACCATCCGCTGTTGCGGGTCGGGTTGCCGAAGGCGAACTTCATCGGCTCGCCATCGGTCAAGCCGCCCTCGCTCACCTCATTCAGCGCATCGTCGATGTTCGAGGATTCATCGAACACGTAGAAGCTGGTCGATGTGGGCGCGTGCTGCCCGGCGAAGGCTTCGCTGTTCTCCTTCGCGCACGATTGCGCGAAGCACTTCCACGACTCGGGGAATTGCTTGTGCGTCATCTTCATCGACCCGCGGCCGGTGCTCACATCGAACCAGTGCCCGGTGATGCAGCGCTTAGTCCACTTGGCAATCTCAGCCCACGTCTTCGATTCAAGCTGCTGATTGGTGTTCGCGGTCACGGTGCCCACCGCGTGCGGTCGTGTGCTCATCAGCCAATCGACCAGCCACCCCGCCATTGCGCTCTTGCCGATACCGTGGCCGCTTGCTACCGCTTCCCTGATCGGCTTCACGGGTGTGATGCCATCGAAGCGATTGGCACGCACCTGGCGCCCGATCTCGTCGAGGAATTCACACGCCCATTGATCGGGGCCGAATTCGGAGTTGTAGACAAGCGACCACGGTTCAGGCAGGCGAGCGACCTGTAGCTGCGGGTCGCCCGACCAGTCGTAGGCAAAGAGCACAAAGCCAAGCGGATCGGCGTAGAAGCGCGCTACCTCGTCAGCGAGCTGCTCGTCAGGGGTCACGAGCCGGTGCGCTTGCGGGCTGCCGTGAGGCGCTCAACGATGCTCAATTCGCCCTTGTGCTCGACTTCAAGCTTGTCGCCGTAGCGCTTCGGGGCGAGCTTCGAGAGATACCACTTGCGCGCATCGACCTGCAGCCGCCGGTGCTCGATCATGTCGCCGGTTTCGACGGTAACCCCGGTGAGCACGTTGTCCTTGGTGCGCGTGCCCTCGACCGGCGTATTGCTGATCTCGATGATCTCCTCGGCGAGCGCGTCAAGGCCCATGTCTTTCGCTCGCGCGTACTGCGGAGCAAAGCCCTCGCGGTTCTCGATCACCCATAACCGCACGAGCGAATCGCTCGGCATTCCGGGCTCTCTGCAGATCGCTCGAAGCGACTTGCCCTGCGATAATTGCTCGCAGATTTTCGCTGCTAGTTCAGTGGTGTAGCACGACTCTTTAGGCATGGGCGCACCGTACCGCGCACCCGCTCAGCTAGTAGCCCCTGTCACCGCCGGCCAGGTCTTGTACCGGCAGATGGCGCGCACCGTGCTGCGCCCGATCTCGAACTTCTTGGCGAGCCGCCGATAGCCCCACCCGGAATCCTCGTGCAGTCGGCGGATCAACTCGACTTCGTGCCGGCTGAGCTTGGCATCCTTGTGCATTTCGCCGAATCGAGGGGCGGCGGCGCTCATGTCGTAATTCTTTGCGCGTAAGGAATTGCGCGTAATTCTTTACGAGTTAGGCACCCCAAAAGACCGCTCTTTTGGCACACGCACACGGGTATATATACCCCGTGTGCCGTGCGTGCCAGAAACGAGCTTCGCCCTAGTGTCACAACGTGGCACATGTGCCACCGTGTGCCAGTTGTGCCCGCAATTCTTTGCAAGTTACGCACTTTGCGCCTTCCGCACATAGCTGCCCTCCAAGCGCAACATGCCCCTCGCCACAAGGCCATCAAGCGCCCTTTTGACCAAGAAACTGCGCCGATCCCGCGTGCCCTCATCCGGGGGTGAAAGCTGCCCGACTGAGTTCGCGACAAGCGCCTCGATCATCACGTCGGTGTCGCCGATGCCCTCAATTTCATCGAACACTCGGGCGACCACTTTCTCGTTATCCCCGATCGGCTTAATGTTGCGCCGAGCCTTAGCGACCGCCTCGCCGTGCTCGATCACGCAGCTCGTGATCGGCTCACCATCGGCATCTGACCCGAGGTTGACCGTGTTCAGCTTGAAGCCAAATCGCCGGCCGTCCTCGCCGTCTTTGAGCTTCGTGACGGTCGCCACACGATCGTGCTCGACTCGGGCTACCTCTATCTCAACATCGGCCGCAGCGCGCAGCCCTGACCACCCACGGGCGCCTTTCGAGGCATCCTTGCCGGCGTGGTGAACGAGCAACACCATCGCGCCCGTAGCGCTCCTCAGATGCCGGCAGTGCGCAAGCGCCTTGCCCATATCCTCGGCGCTGTTCTCGTTCGCGCCGGGCATGACCTGCGCCCACGTATCCACGATGATGATCTCGACGCCACCGAACGCGATCAGCGCATCGCGCACCGCTTTCACGTCGTTCGCGATGAGGAAGTTCGGCGCTTCGGCGATGATGCCGATGTCAAGGTGCTCGACACCGTGATGGGCACAGTAGGCCCTCAGGCGCCGCCGTAGCCCGCTCGCGCCTTCCGCCGCGATGTAGGCCACTCGCGCACGCTTCACCGCGCAGCCCCGCCAGGGATGCCCGAGCGCGATTGCAGCGGCCATGTCCAGCGCGAGGAAGGTCTTGCCCGATCCGCTTTCCCCGAACAGCACCCCGAGATCCGCGCATGGCACGACGCCTTTGATGTACCAAGCGTGCTCAGGCTCGACCAGCATGAACTCACCGGCTGGCACGACCGTGAAGCGCTTTACTCCGATGGCTTCCTCTGGAAGTATTTCGAAATCGTCTGCCACGTTCTCCACGATTCCGAGTGCAGCACGATACGATTCTTGAG